GGTAGAGCCAGGTCAGCTCTTCTCTGTATACACTATGAACGCTAAGGAAGTTCAGGCTTCTCAGACAAAGCGTGGTGGTTACATGAAGATTGCTGGTGCAAAGATGTTTGCTGCTTCTGAGTCTTTCCGTAAGACTTTAGCTGCTGCTCTTTATGGTTCTGGTTATGGTGAAATTGCTACTTATGAAGCAGCTTCAGGAACTAAAAACCCAACAACTCTCGCTGTTGGTACAGAAGCAGTTATCACTCTTCCAACATATGCAATCATGGCAATCGATATCGGTTCTAAGATTGTTGTTAAAGCTACAGTAAACAATGACACTGTTAAAGCTTATCTTACAGTAAACGCAATTGATGGTAATGATGTAACAGTTATGCCTACAGGTACAGCTGGCGCTTCTTATACAGTTGCTGCTAATGACATTATCTGTCTTGATGGTTCTTTCGAACTTGATGATACAGTTAATCATATTGCTGCTCCATTACTTCCAGTAGGTCTTGGTGGTTGGCTCCCAACAAAACGTAACAACCTTGGTGTTGCATTCATGGGTGTTCCACGTTCTATCGTTCCTGATCGTCTCGCTGGTGCATTCTATGATGGTTCAGCAGTAAACGAAAAGAAATCAGCTGCTATTCAGAAGTTGATTCAGAAATGTCGTAGACAGGGTTCACAGGCTGACTTAATCGTTATGAACGATGAAGACTTCCTTGAGTTCGCTGCAGAAGTTGAAGCAACTAATACTTTCTTCACTCAGACTTCTACAAAAGAAGCTAAGAAAGCATCTGTTGGTTTCAAAGAGTTCAGTGCTTCATTCAGCACAAACTTCATTGAAAATATCGTAGACGACCCATATTGTCCAAAGGGACGCTTCTATGTTCTTGATACAGAATATGTTGCTCTCTGGTCTTACACTAACACTGATAAGATTGACGATGGTGTTGCTGGTAATAACCCTGGTAAACAGGACCCAATGGAAATGGATGGCGAAGGAAAAACAAATACTCCTTACGGCTTAATCATCGACGACTACCTCAACGTACAGTCTGGTGAAGCTACATCTAATGGTCCTGCAATGAACATCACTCTTCAGATGTTTGGTTCGTTCGTAGTAACTAACCCATCTTGCTGTGGTGTTGGTAAGTTCTACGGAGCTGCAGGTATTGCTTAAGTTAATTAAGGGTGTGCAACGCACCCTATAAAGTCCTCCAATAGAGTTTTTGGTCCTAGTGCAATGCTAGGACCTTTTTTATTACCTCACTAATAAAGTATGATTACGTATAATGCAAAAGATTTGATTCAGCAGGCAACAATGCTTGCAGATCTTCAGAATAGTGACTTTATTAGTTGGAAAGAAAATATTATGTTTCTTGACAATGCTTGGACGGAACTTTATCAGTCTTTAATAGATCACGGTGATAAAACATATTTACAAGAATTCTCTTTTTCTGGTGAAAGAACATATCTTCCAGATGACTTTTATCAGTTATATTATGTATGCTATACAAATGGTACTTATGAAAAGCCAATAGCAAGAAAAGCAAAAACTTCTACTGGTCAGGGACCATACTATGATATAGTTGGTAATGAGCTTATCATCTATAGAGACAGCGTTAGTAATATGAACAAAATTAAAGTTCAGTATTACCCTGTTAAATGGTCAATTACTTATAGTGCAAAAAATGCCAATCTTAATATTGAAGGCAACTTAAACTTTTCAAGTATAAATGATGTAGCTGATAAGTATGTTCTTGTAAATGGAACAGATATTTGGAATATTATTGATGGTACACTTTATAGTACTACTTCTGGTGTATCATATAATATGTTGTATATCTCAGCTGATAAGCCAGTAGCTCTTACAAAAGATGAAAATAATGTTTACTTTAAAGTAAATAACAATGGTTACTATGGCGTTTTCTCAAATGGTTCTCTTAATATTTATACTATTTTAGGAAATCATCTTATTAAGACTGTTTCTTTACCTAGTAATTTTTGGACAAGTGTATCAAAATCTGTTACTGGTACTTTTGTTAATGATACCCTATATTTATTTGCAAGTAACTATAATGGTCAAACTGGCGTTTTTGAAATAAATAATGGTGTACCAAAATTATTATCTTCTTGTACATCTACACCTATTGTTAGTTTTAATGGCAATATCTATTACAATGATAATAATGAAGGTATTATATGTAATGACAAAGTAATTTATGCTATTGATAGCTTTAGTGAGTTCAATGGTGTAATGAAAGAAGACTTAAATACCGGCTATGGTATCCTTGTAGATAAGTACATCTTAAAAAGTAATTTTGAAGATACAGAATTGAATTTTCCAAATAACTTTTATTATAATATTTTAGCATATAAGTTAGCAATATACTATAAAATTAAACAAAATGCAGACCCTTCTGGATTGATATTAATACTGGAACGTGCTGAAAAAACATTTTATGATACTTTACCAAGGGATGAAAATAATTTTGTACGTATTGCAAATGCGTATGCTTACTAATAGGAGAATAAAATAAATGTCAACACCTGCACATAACGCAAGAGATGAAGCTATAAAAGAAGCAAAAAAATCATCTGAAAGATACTGGGAAGAAGTTACTAAAGCTAACAAAGAAATAAATGATAAAATATTGAATGAAGATTCAGGCTCTATTGCTCAATATAAAAAGTCGATGGAAAAAGCCTTTACAGACTATAATACACATCTGACAAACTCACTGTCTACTTTTAAGACAGATAGCAATAATGCTTTAAAGGACTATTCTAATAATATGTATAACATATTAAACCAGTATAATCCTGAAAAGCATATAAATAGTTTTGAGAATAAAAGTGAGGCGGCACGTAAAAGAGCAGAAGAGTCTTTAGGTGCAAATAAATCCGAATATCAAAAACAGCTTGAAAAGTATACAGGAGAAAATGCTGCAAAGAGCATAAATGAATTAGCTAGTCAGCAAGCTGTTAAAAATGCATCAGATCAGGGTGCTGCAACTGTTGGTTCAATGTTAGCTGCAGGTGCTAATCCTGCTACTGCATTGGCTGCTGTTAATAATAATTCTTTGAATGCTTATAATAGTATGTTTGGTCAACAGCAAGGTTTAGTTGGTAATCAATTTGCCAATGCTGCTGCAGGAGCTGGTAACATTTATAGTAATGAAGCTGGAAATATTCGAGATTTACTTAATAATGCTACCAATCAATATGCAACTGCTCTTGGTGGTAATCTTGCAGGTGAAAATACCCGATTACAGTCTAGAACAAATACTCAAGATAGCTTACTTCAGAATAAGCTTGGAACATATGGTACATCTCTTCAGGGCGATGCAAACTTATATAATAACTTACTTAATAGTCAAGCAAATGCTGAAGCAAACAATTTGAGTGCATTTAATAATGCAGTTGCTACAAAGGCATCAAATGCTATCGGTGGTGCAGGTCAGAATCAGACCAACTGGTTAAATCTTGCACAAACAGGCCAGAGTTCACAGAATACAATTGAAAAACTCTGGAATAGCCTCTTTGGCTGGATGGGTTAATAGACTAATAGGAGAAATAATATATGGCATGGTTAGCAGGTGCGGCTGGAACAAGTGGAGCCGCTGGAGGAGCAGCCGCTGGAGCTGCTGGAAGTGCTGCAGGAGCTGGAACGGCAGCAGCAAGTACTGGAGCTGCAAGCGCAGCTGGTGCTGGTACAGGTGCAGCTGCAGGAGCTGGAACAAGTGGAGCAGCTACAAGTGCTGCTGGTAGTGCCGGAGCAGCTGAGGCTGCTAAAGGCATTGGTAGCTCTGCAGCTAAAGACTTTATAAAAGATACAGCAAAAGATGCTGCTCAAAGCACAATTAGTAACGAAATAAACAGAGATGATAGTGTTAATCCTATCTCTAATACTTTTGATCCATCTGGTATTGCATCAGATGAGAATAATAAATTTAATATTCAGAGTGCTTCATTTCAAAAACATGAAGTAAAGAAACCTCAAAAAGAAAAATTACCTGGAGTTGATTTACTACATGGTGTTGTTGATGGAGTAAATGACTTAGTAGCATCAGATGGTACTAAAAAAGAAAATATTAGTAATGTATCTAGTGATAAGCCAAGGTCTTCTTTATCTAGATTTAATGCTACAATGAAACGCCTTGGTAAGGATTTAGGCGCATATGCAATAGAAGAGGGAAAGAACTTAATTTCTCAAGCAATTGCTGGAAGTGCACAACCTCAGCCGGTTAATCCAATAAGTCCTGGATTTACTGGAGCTCAAATATCTTCTGATGAAAACTTAAAGGAAGATATAGAAGATGCTGGCGGAATAATTCCTATGATGGCTCAGATTGATTCATACCTTTATAAATATAAGCCAGAAGCTCAAGAAGAATATGCTGGTACTGGTATGATGAATGATGATAATAACCTTGGAGTTATGGCTCAAGAATTGCAAGAAAATCCATTAACTGCTCCAGCTGTTAAGACTGATGAAAAAGGAAATCTTGCTTTAGATACTGGAAGATTAACTAGTATTAATACCGCAATGATTGCAGAACTTTGTAAGAAAGTTATGGAATTAGAGGGACAAATGTATGGCAGAAGCTAAAAAGAATTTTTTGGAAAATTATATAGATGCAAAGACTGCTGAAAATGAAAAGCAGAAAGAAACAAAGGCTCAAAAGAAAGCTGCTAAAGAAGATGAAATAATTGCTAAAGGTAAAGACCCCGAAAATAAGTTTAACTTTATAGCAGATGTTATTTTAGACCCACAAACAGGACTTCGTAAGGTGCCTATTGGACCATCTATGGAAGAATTACAAGAGTCACAATTAGCTGCGGACTTAGACCCAGATTATAAAAGGCCCATATCTCATATAATTAAAGATACTATAGCTACAACCGGACCTGCTTTAGCATCTCTTGCTTCAAAAGTGGCTATTAAACCTATAGTAAAGGCTGTAGGTAATAAAGCCGTTTCGAATACTGTTAAAAGAATATTAAAAAATGCAGAAGAAGGCGTAGGTAAAATTAGAAACTATAGCAAGGCTTCTAAAGAGGGTTCTAAAGAAATTGTTGGAGCTGCTAAGAGTGTTGAAAGATTAAATCATGAAATTGCTGATGCTTCACGTCAAATTGGAAACATGAAATATGGCTTTTATGATGATACTATAAAAAATTTGACTGAGGTTACTAAAGGAAAGCGTCTCACTGATAAGGAATTAGATAAGCTCTACAAAATGGCAGACTTGCTTCACTATCAAAAAGATGTTTCTAAAGACGGACTTTTTAGTGACTTATATAAAATACTAGAAGAAGAATTAGGACCTATTAAAGGCGGAAAATTTGCTAGCGGGTCCGGAAGACTATATGACTTTACTAATGAAAAGGATTTATTTGATTTAGCTTATAAAGACCCAGATGTAGCAAGAAAAATATTACGAACATGGGATGAAGCAGAAGAATTAGCTAAAAAATCTAATAAGTCTAATCTTACTAAGATGTATAATAAAGCTGAAGATGCTTTATGGAAAAAAACTCATAAAAATCTAGCTAAAGATTTAGATAGAATAAATCTAGAAACTACAGTTAGCAAATTAAAAGATGCTGATATTTATGGTGATATAGAAAGGACTATTAAAAAAGGTAGTTTACCATCTGAAAAAGAAAAAATAAGGGTTAAAAATGCTATTTTGAAAAATGCTAAAAAAGTTGGTAAAGAAAATACCATTTTTGAAAAACTTATGAATCCTAATGATCCTATTTATAAATTATTATTGGAAAACTCTGAAGATTTAGTTAGGTCAGATGATAATATTTTGAAGTATATTAAAGAAGGTATGTCTTTCCAAGAAGCTGTTCAAAACAGTGCTCTTGATTTTATTTTTAATAGTGCAGATAGAGAATATGTAAACGCATTAGTAGATTTAGCTAATGGTAAAAATGCTATGGATATAGATAGTATATTAAGGAAGCATCCTTTTAGAAATCTAGATGGCTCTATAAAGTCTGAAGAAGAGATTATTAAGTCTATCAGAAAAAATCCTTTTTATGAAGAATTAATTAAAGGATATATTGATAAAACATTAATGTTACCAAAAAGAGTTGAAAAGTTTGCTAGTGCTAAAGCTTCTGAAGGTGCAGCTGGTTTACTTCTTGCAAATTATACAAATAAAATGCTAAAAGACGCTGCTCAAAATGCAAAAATGTCAGACCCTTTCAGTAAGAAAAGTGTTTTACCTCCAGAAATGCAACCTTGGAATCCAGATCTTGAAATGAACTATGCTGATAGGTTCTGGGGAAACGTTGGTGATATATTAGACGTTAACTGGAGTGGAAGTCCACATAGATTTACTACAAGACAGAAAGAATTATATAGAAAAGCTATTATACCAGTAGCTGAAGAGCTTGGTTTTGAAAATCCTGAACAGATTAAAGCTCTTGATGATAGAGAATTTAAGGAACTAATAAATAAGATTGGTGACTTAAAATATGGTAGAGAAGTAATCAAAAAAATAAGGGCCAATCTTGATGATCTGCTTGAACAACGAAAAGTTGAGCAAGAGGAAGCAAAAAAACGAGTAGAACAACGTAAGCAGGAGAAGAAATAATGGCTACAAATAAGGACCTTACAAAAGAACAGAAAGCAGCTAATAAAAAATATTCTAATACTATGAATGAGTATTGGAATAAGCGTAAAAAGGATACTGATTATAGCAGTTTATATGAAGACTTTCATAATAGAACATCTGGTGGAAAAACATTAAGTTCTGATAAGACTCTTAATGCTTGGGAAAATATGATGTTATCTGACCAGGGCTATAAAAACTGGTCTCTTAAGAAAGAGGCTTTAGACTGGTCAGGTGGTGATGAGGAAAAAGCTAACAGGTATCTCAATGCAAGGCCATTTGGCTATCTCGATGAAGAAAAATGGCCAACTGCTAAGCTTCAAGAAATGTTATATAATGCGCGTGAAGGAAGACCTGGAGAGTACGGAAAAGACTCAAAACAGTGGCCAAACTGGACTCAGGCTATTCAGGATGCATTATATTTAAGAGGCGCTTCTGAGGAGTATACACCTTCAGCTGAACCTTCTGGTACAGATAATAAAGGACAAGGTTTCCAATTAAAAGAAGATGGTACACAGCCTCCAAAGGATAGATCAAAATTAAAGTTTGATGATATCGTAGAAGAAGTAATTCCTGGTGCTGACCCAAATAATCTTTCTGAAGAACAAAAAGATTTAGTAGCAGATGCTATAGAAAAAGAAAAGGGATATACACCTGGAAATAGAACTAAGGAAATTCTTGGTGATGAGCGTATTGCTAAAATTGAAGCAGCAAAAAATAATGAAAATGATTTGCTTCCTGAAAATCAGGATAATGGCTTATTAGATAAATTGAAAACTACATCTGAAGACTTAAATCAAAGAAAGGCTAACCCTGACGGAGAATATACTGGAATTCCTGGAGAAAATGCTCAGGGTAATGCTTTAGGATATAGAAGTAAAATTAATGATGTTAAAGATTTAGTTTATGCAAATAATGACTTAGAAGCTGCTAGATTAAATGACTCAGTTCGACAGGAAGCTATTGCTGCTAAGAAAGAAGCTAAAGGCGTGATTAATGATATTAAAAAATATGACAGAGAATATACTGATCTTTTAGGTACCTTAGAGAAAACTAATAAGAAATCTGAAAAGATGGTTATTAAAGGTTTAATAAATGAACGTAAAGCTAAGTTAGATGAGCTACAGGGACAAATTGATTCTATTAATGCTGAATTTGAAAGTAAATATGGTATGACCATTAATGAAGCTATGTCAGGCTCTGATAAAAATGCTGAAGCTTTAGAAGCTGCTGGTATTGATCCTGAAGCTTTATCTGTATTGGCTGGTGAAAAATATAGTGAAATTGCGGACCTCTTAGGTCAGAGAGCAGAAGTTAATAATGAATTAGATTATATATCAAATGATATTAAAGACGATGTTAACTTGCTTTTACAGCCTAATGCTACACAAGAACAGCTTGAAGCAGTATATGCTAAGCTAGAAAAAATTGAGCCAAAACTTCGTGAAGTTATCAATAATAAAGTTAACTTAAATAAGAATACTCTTGATGCACTTGGTGAAGTAGTAAGTAATATAAATGACCCAGATGTTACAGAGGCTTATCAAAACTTGCAGGGTATGGCTCAAGGTTTCTTGGACCAAAAGATTGATATATCTAATCCAGAAACTCTTAAAGCATTACAAGTATATGAAAAAGAATTTTCTGATATAATTAAAAATCAAGAAATGTATGATAAAGATACTAGATATGCAAGTGATATGAGATTGTCTGCCGTTAACAGATTAATGTTTAATATCTTTGATGATCTTAAATCTGCAATAGTATTTGCTGCAGCAATTGAATCTGGTAATCCTCAGGTTGTTCGTTCTGCACTTGATATGTATAATTACAAAATTCAGGAAGCAGAGAATAAGAGAAAGACTGACCAGTATGGTGCATATACTGAAAATAGAATCCGTGAGATTACTCAGGATAATATCGCACGCTTTAAGAAGATTACTGAAATTGACCCGGATATTGCTAAACTTGAAAAAGTTCTTAATATTCAGGAAGGCGAAGCTGGTAAACGTCAGATGGATGCTCTTGAAGCTGGATTTGAAGAGTTCAATAAGTATAAGCAGAATAACCCAGGCTCTGCGGTTGATTTTGCAGCTTGGGTTGCAGCTAATAGAAATGCGGGTGGTGTTCTTGGTCAGATTGTTACATCTCTATTAATGAACTTCCCTGACTTAAAAAATGCTGCTACTAACTTATATCAAAGTATGGGTAATACCACTAATGATACATCTTCTGATGAACATAAAAAAGAAAATATCATTGATGTATCTGGCGGAAAAAAGAAAACTGGCTCAATACTTGATGATGTAGTTGGTAAGTTAGGTGAGAAGAGACAGACTGAACAGCCAAAAGAAAAAGACCCTGCATTAATGATGGATATGCAGAATACTGTTAGTCAAGCATTGTCTTCTAGAGCTGCTCCTCCACAAGCAGGTGCACCTCAAGCTGGAGCTCCTAAGACTAATAACGGTTTTGGTAGAACAAATTTAGCATAAAATAAGAAACCCCTCAGTTTTGAGGGGTATTTTTTTGTGTTCGTACGCTTGCTACCACGTTAATTTCGCTGCTTTAGGATTTTTTGAAACTATCCAATCATGGAACTGTCGGCTAGTTAAGTAAGTACATAAGAAGTTTTCATATTCAACACAAGCTTCAATAGAATCATGTATATGTCTTTCAATAGCATTAACTGCTAACTGATTAGCAGTTTCTTCAGTTGCTGCTTCAATCAAGACTAACTTATTTGTTTTGGCTTCATATACATAAATAAATCCATCAGAATATCCTGCATAAAATCCTTTATAAAACATCATGATTAGTCCTCCTTAACTTCAACTGAAAACTTTTCACCTTTTCTTGAAAGAAAAGCCACAATCTTTAACATGTTCTCATAAGATGCTTCTGATTTTGCACCTGTACAATCTGTTATAATAAATCTCTTATCCATTTTAATCTCCTTACATTTATAATATGTAAAGAGATCTCAAAAAGTATAAATAATTAGTAATCAGTTGATTGAGGGTCTGGCTTTGTTTTTACTGCATTTTTTAATGCATCAGCAATACAAGCAAACATGTCATCTTCACCCTTTTCTTTCATCATTTTTTCAAAATCTTTTAATGTGCCCATTTTAGGCTTCTTATCATTTTTGTCCATTTAAGTCCTCTTATATATGAAATTAGCTTTTGCCACCAAGTTTTATCATTCTTATGTTTCCAATAATGTCTCTTGCGAGCTTCATTATAGCGTTTTCTGCTCCTATCTTGCTGCGTTAATAAAATCAACTAAATTATCAAACTTCTTTGACATATCTGGATTATATTCATATTTAACATTCCAGATATCACCACAATTTCTGCCAGCTTTATTAAGCTTACAACCTGACCAGATATTATTCTTATCTTTAGTTGCTCTAAAAGCTTCTGGTCCTTTTTTAAAAGTAACTACTACTTTTCCATTTGATTTTGTTACATTAAGAATGTGTGATTTGAATTGTTTCATTTGTAAATCTCCTACATTTATAATATGTAAGTAGGAGATTAAAAGTCTAAAAATTAATTAAAATAGGAAATTATATCATCATGAGATAAATATGGAACAGGATGTCTTAGAACAGTTATTCTTGGATATCCTCTAGAACCTATTCCAATCATAATATATCCTTCATTTATTGCTCTTCTATAAAGTTCCTCATTATCCCTATAATCATAAAAGCTTGCCTCTAGTTCTGCGCCTTCTGCAAAGGAATTAAAGTTATCTAAAAATTCACTATATGTTTTTTTCATATTCTTTATCCAATATTTTAGAATAATCTACTCTCCAGCCATATACACTGCTTTCTACTTCACCTAAAAATTCCCATTTCTTTTTTGTAAGATATTCAAGTGATTCAGTAATAAGCTTTGATCTTCCGTTTAATCCATCAGATACAATATACCATTTATCTCTATTGTTACCTAATAAATCAGCAACAGCAGTTTTTGACTCATTACAATCATACATATAATTACATATAATTTGTTTGCATCTTTCAATCTTTTCTGCATTACTAGGCTCAGGAAAGAATACATTAGGTTCTAATTTTACTTCTTCCTCAACTGGTTTTTCTGTTTCTTTTTTATCAGTTACTTTTTCCAGTATTATTGTTTTAATCTCTTCTTTAGCTTCCGCTTTAGGCTCTTCTTTTACTAAGCCATTATTTTTACAGTATTCTTTCCATGTATTACTTTCCTTATCAAGGAAAATCCATCTAAAAAAATGTCCAATTTTATTCATTATAAAGTTCTCCTATCCACTGCTACTTTCTCATATATCTTAAGGGCACGAAGTGTCCCATTACTATATATAAACCTTTCTTTAATTAATTAATTAATTTAAAAGAAAAAGATTTATATATAGTAATGGGACAAGCCCATTCTTTATATTAAGAAGTAGCAGAGGTATTTAATATATCTTCTCCACTAAAATCTATTTTAGAAGTAACATAAAATAGAAATTTATCAGTTTCAATTAAATGTGGCTTTTCTGAATTACATCTTCTTTGAAAAGTTTTATAAGTCATATCAAAGCCCTGGTTTTTTAATAAGTCATAAGCCTGTTTAATTGATTTACATTCTATTGTACTTCTTTTAGCTCTAGTTTTTAAGTCATATGATATAATCTTAACTAAAGTATTCTCTCTGTATTTTGCATATGACACATTGCCTAAATACTGCCATTGTGCAATTAAAGCTTTTGCTTCATCTTCTGTAGATGTTAAATTTATTTTCTTCCAAATAAGACTATTTTCCGCTATAGTAAAGGTCCAAAGGAAATCTAAATTCTGAGATTGCTTTAATTCATGCTTCATGCCACATAATACTTTAGCTGATACTTCTGCTATTCGATTAGTAGACTCATCAATAATTAAAACATATAAGTCAGATATGTTAGTTTTTGACCATCTACTAATAAGGTCTGCTCTTATTTGTACTATATTGTCTGCTTGAAGTCTAGTAAGATAATAGTATTTTCGCTCATCAAAGTTTCTGAAATTAGATTCATTTGGATTATCAAAATAAATTACTGTAAAATGAGCGTACCCATGGTCTTTACGAATATACATATTCTGAAATTCTATATTTTCTTTCAAAATATGATTATTCATTACATTGAGGTAATATTTTTTTGTAGTTTGTGATTTGAAATAAGATTCGATCAATAATGCTTCATTATAATTGATCTTTGAATTGTTTGACATAAAATTCATACTCCTGGCCAGAAACTAGAAGGGATCCCATTTCCAGCCAGTTTCTGAATACGTTTTTTAGGAAATTAGTTGTCTTTATCCCCATTTTGCATTACATGCTTTTGGGAGTCTATATAATTAGTTACCTTTGGCAAAAAATAACTTTTATTATATTAGCTGTTTTATACAATATACTTTCGATAAGTAAAAGGTTTTCCAACTTGTACAGTTATTGAGTTTCCAGAAGGATCAAATACAATACCTTTTTTGTTAGCCACAACAAAATGAGAAGCTTTTGCATCTGGGGTCTTTTTATATTCAACAATCCAGTTTCCTTCAGGTAAGTCAGCTAAGTCGGATAAACTGACCTTTACAACATCTCGGTATTTAGTTTTACAAAGTAGCTCAATAAACTTTATTGGAAAACGAACATAACAATCAGGGTCTAAAAAATTTAATTTAAGACCGTCTAATATGTCTTGAGTAATTTGAATCCAATTTAATTCTTGCATATTTCTAAAATGAAATGATATGCAAGCAGCATAACAAGCATGCTTAAATAAGTTTTCTACATATTCTTGATAGTTCATTATATATACTCCCAATGATATCCACCCGCTGTTTTTCTTTTTCCTTTACATACTTCAGCTACTTTAGGAGAATTACACCACTTAGAAGCAGCCATGCAGGATATAAAAACAGTATCTGTTTCTATACATTTACATTTTTTTCCTAAAAACATCGAATTAAGTGCGCCTCTTTTCTTTTGAGCAATTGACATTTTTCTTTTTGTTTCTTCAGATACTTTACGCCCTTTTGATTTACTTTTGAAATCATTTATTTTATTATGTAGAATAATATGTTGGTTTACTGTTAAAAAAATAAGTTCTTCAGGAGGTCTAAAGTCATACATATTAAGTGCTTTTAATTCTTCTGAAGTTATTGCACAATGTATTGGTCTTAAATCACCATTACTAAAGTGTGTCTCAAGCCTATGATGACACACCCATGTCTTTTTGTCAATTTTTGCTTTTTCGTAATTTTCTATTTTTGATTCATCTTTTAAGAAATAAAAAGTAGTAGAATTTCTAATCATTATTTCTGTTCCTTTAGATACTTCTTTGCCTCAATATTAGCGTCATGGAATGATAAGCCATTAATATTATGTAATCTCATTACTAAAGTACAAAATTTGATTTCTTCACCAAAATATATACAAGGTCTGCTATTCTGGGCTTTAACACGAGCTCTTTGTGCTTCACTTGATGTATTAACTCTAGGCTTATATCCTTCTTTTTCACGTTTTGCTGCATAATATTTACGATAATATTCAGCACGTTTTCTTTTATAGTCCTCATTATTCTTTATTTTTTCATGATATTTAGCTTGTGCTTTATATCTTGATGCTTTCTTTTCATCTTCAGACATTACAGGTTCGTCTTCTTCTTGAAATGTCCAAATTTCTAAAAGCTTTTCTTTTTCTTCTTTAGAGAACTCAAATTTTCCAGCAAGTATATCTTTTAATTTTTGTTGAAAATTAGTCATATATTATTAGTTTAAAGGATGGTCAGTAGCTTCATCTCTCATTATATCCGGTCCTAAATGCCATATTTTATCGGCAGCATTAACCATTGCTATATGCCAGTCTAAATCATTATCTGTATAAACATGACAGATTTCATGTATAATATTTTCATCAAATTCAAAATGGTCCCACCATTTACAATTTCTATTTACTAAAATAATTGAACCATTTTCTTTATAGCATGTTTTACCAAGTGTGTTAGAAGGTAATGTTACATAATATGCATCTAAAATCTTACTGTCATCATATCCTAACATACGAGCAAAGCCTCGGCTTCTTTCTAAAAGCCACTTATTATCCAGATTAGGCTTGTAGTATTCATGTGGTGGCATTGCGTATACAGAACTAACTGTTAGTATAAGAATTATAAGGAAGGACTTAAGTTTCATATTATTCACCTCTCATGTATAATATGTAGTTAGTAAGAATAAAGCATGAATAAAAATCAAAAAGAAAAAAGAAATTTCAGAGCTTCAAAAGCATGGAAGGCTTTTAGACACCAGAAGCATGTAGAACAAAAGGGTATTGATCCAATAACAAAAAAGAAATTAAGAAAGTTTTGGAATTTACACCATAGGCACGTCAGCGCCGATACAGATGAATATCAGGATATTTCAAATCCAGAACATTATGTATGCTTGAACTCGGCTACTCATGATGCATTACATTGGTTGTACCGCTATTGGAAGGATGATCCAGAAATTATAAATAGGATAGTTGAAGAGCTTAAGAGGTGGTACTAACTAATTAATTATTATGAAGAAACAAGAAAAGATATCATTTTGGCGTTTGCTATCGCAGGCAATTAAAGATACAAAACAACGCTATAGAGAATTAAAACGAGAAGCAAGAGACAAAGCTGCTTTATTAAGCAGCAAATCTAATTGGAGTATGATTGAAACATGGATACAGAAATGTAACCAGAATCCTGATTTAAGAGTTACAATCAATTTAACAGATGGAACAATCATAAATATGACAGCATATAAACCAGAGCCATTATCTATGGATAAGCTCTTTGATAGGGTAACAATAGAATAATGACACCGAAAGAATGTGAAGCCAAATTTCAGGAAGAATTAAAAAAGTATAGACTAACTGGTAACTCAAAGTCTTGGGAATGGGTATGGATTTGTGTACAGGAATGCTGCTCTAACACTATTAAGAGTAAAGCAAAAGGTTTAGTAATCCCAGATTTTGATGGTAAAGTTACCGACTCAGTTATAAAAGTAATGGAAAAAATACAGAATGGGACCAATCCTCAGAGACTTTCTAGTTTCTGTTATTTATATGTAATCGGCGTTATTTATAATAGAAAGCTGCAGAAAGAAGAGAGAAACTTCAGCTTAGAACAATGGCAAGAATATCAATACAATAAGGAAAATCAATAAAATGCAATATCAATATATAGACAGAATAACCCCATTAGAACTTGAAGAAGGCCTTAAAAAAGCATATGGAATCTTAACAGTTGACGAATTTTGGGATGTACGAGGTATAATTGCAACTGATAATGACTATTGTTATGCAACTAAAGACAGGTCTTGTTTTTATATCTATCAGACAAAAGAAGATAATTTTGCCTATTTTGCTATAGAAAATAAAGTACAGAATATAAGAGGAATGTACGAATCAATATATGATTTGGTATATAACGGATTTCCTTATATTCATTTTAACGGCAGAAAAGGCAGATATGATATAATTAAAAAGGCATTTCATCACGTTATGTGGGACAAGAGATTTAAGGAAACAGATAATTGGGACTATTTAGTATGTTATATAGCATTCCCAGAAAATATATTACGATTAATAAATAGAATAAACAGAGGATAAAAATAATGAGTACACTACATTCAATGAAAAAAGAAATAAAGAAAAACAGCAACATATTCAATCCAGATATGTATATAAACACATTAGGAAGCGTTATAATCTGTGGCTATATTTTATCAGAAAATAAACCAGATCCAGTAGAAATAAATAAAACCTGGAGAAAGATAAAGAAGAATCCAGAAAAGTATATTGACTTCTGGATTGATGATAAAGACTTTATAGACAAATCTCTAGCTCTATTCAATATGAAGAGACCAGAAGAATTCCCAATAGCAATGGTACAGTCTAAATATAACGTTTTGTTTATGCCGTATTATGACGGCCAGTTATATCCACTTCATGAAAAGGGCATTTTCCCTCAGACAGCTAAGTCAGGTAAGATATATCCTATTGACTTTACTAATAAATCAGAGAATACCACGAATTCGGTGCAAAAAATTGATTTGGAGAAAAAAGAATAATGGGAAGAAAACCAGGCGCAGATACATCTAAAGCAACTGCGGCATCTCATACTCCAGAAGCTATTAAGAAAAATATAGCGGCTAGACAAACTAATGTCTTATTAAAAGACTTAATATATAATCAGTTAAAAGACTCTTTAATAAAACAAGATAAGAGTGGAATAGAGTATTATTCTAAGTTTCTTGATAAATGTCTTAAAGAGGCTATGGATGATCCAAATGGCAGAATTGGCCAGATTATATTACAGTTAATAGTAAAAGAGAATGCTGTAGAAGAACTAGATAAAATCGCAGAGAATGAAAGAAATAAAGATATAGACTTCATGCACTATAAGTTACTTAAGAACTTATTCAAAGAGCAGAGAGACTTCTTAATGGATGATACTCAGTACAGAAAGCAGATAGCAATCTGTGGACGACGTGCTGGTAAAACATATTCTAATGCCCGACGTTTAGCATGGACTTGTATTAAACCAAATAGTCCGTGTCTTTATCTGAACTTAAACTTTTCTAATGCTATAAACCAGATGTGGGATGAAACACATAAAGCTGTAGAAGAAGTAGGACTCAGAATAAAACAGGAGTCTAAAGCAGAAGGTTATATAGAGTTTACTAATGGCAGTAAGATTACTTTCAGAGGTAATACCAACAAAGCAGAAGCAGATAAAGGTCGTGGATATAGCTACAGACTCGTAATTATTGATGAGTGTGGACATCAGAAGAATATGCAATATCTGATGGATGAAGTATTACGACCTTGTATGGCCGACTTTGCCGACTCTGTACTTATTGCAACAGGTACACCGCCTAGAGTCCCACATACATGGTGTGAGAAAGCATGGAACGATACTACATTTAAGAAGTACCACTGGACTATGTTTGAAAATCCACATATGCCAGATCCAGAACAGTTTATACATGAAGAATGTATTTCTAAAGGAGTAACCAGAGAATCCTCATTTATACAGAGGGAATACTATGGTACAATGGGAGCATATGATACAGAAGCTCAGGTATTTAAAGGAAGACAGACATATACTATACCAGCAAATCCAGAGACATTGAATTTTACAAACATCTGTATTGGTGTAGACTTTGGTTTCTCGGACTATAACGCAGTTGTAACATTGGCTTATAACAAGAATACCAGACAGGCATGGGTATTAAGAGAGAATAAGTTTAATCATTCTGATATTACGGGCATTGTAAACGTAATAAAAGAACATGATGAAGCAGCAAAAGAACTTCTGATGAAAAAAGGACTTAACCCGGAAGTAGATATCTTCTGTGATAATAATGAAAAGTCTATCATTGCAGAGCTTAAGAGAAACTATGGCGTAAGAGCATATCCAGCCTGGAAGCATGATAAAGCAATGGCTATAGAACAGTTAGCAGAAGAGTTAAGAACTGGCCGAATGGTAATACCAGCAAAAGGTGCACTGGACGATGAGATGGATTCTATTCTGTATAAGAGAGACGAAGGTACTGATGCTATTATACCAGAACTAGACGAAGATTTAGGTATTCACCCAGATATAATGATGGCATTACTATATGCATCTAGACAATATTTCCATGATTTGGGAATTGAAGCTGGTGGTGAAAGTAAAGAAAAGAAAGCAGAAGATTAGTTTTTATACTTTTTATTTAATAATTACATATAATAAATGTAAGCCGGATAGCTTATCCTTTCACTAAGTTCATTTAATGACAAATCTCCTTAGCATGTCCGGCTTACATTTTCAATTTTTTCTTATTCCAAATGATTAAACCCCTAACAGTTGTTAATTGCTAGGGGTTTTATTTTAGTTAGGATAGTTAGACCAGTTAACTGCTTGATCTTGAGCTCTTTGTTTTTCCTGCTCTTCTGGACTTGCAGAAGGGTCTACAGTATTTTGCTGATAGTCATTCCACCAGAAAGAACCTGGACCTTTAAGATCAATTACATTAGAATGCGACTCATCTGTACCATTACAGAATATTACCTGCATAACATCTGCTGGACAATCCTGTCTATAATAAATACCATCTGGAATACCATGCTTAAAGATATTATATCTGTGGCCATCTAATTCAAACATAATATGTACAGAATGGAAACCATAATCACGCTTCCAATAGAATGTAATACCATGCTGTTCTGGCTGGTTATTTTCTATATCTGCAGAGATATTCTCTATATCTGGCATTACTTCAATATATTCTGCAGCATCTGGACCACCTATTACACCTTGATCCGTAATATATGCTACAACATTCATATTCTCATCTAAAACTTCTATTTCGTTCATCTATTATACCTCTGTGTACTCGAATGTATCAGTGCCGTCATTAACATCTAAGAAAACATAGCCAATCATAGTATCCATGCCGCCATTTGTACCACCAGTAAAAATACCATATATAGTCTTACCAGCTGTAGCAATTCTAATTGACTTGCTGCCGGATATTGTTGTTCTGGTTGCTTTTGAATTACTAGTATAAAGTTCAACAAAAGATGCGTTCTTATATCCATGTCCACTATTAAAAGTAAGAGTTATTATATGCTCAATTGGTGTCCAAGAATTTACTGTTACATTAAATAATCCAGTCTTCCAGGTATTTGCACTAATTGCATTCATTGGACAATTGATATAAATCGGGCCAGTTCCGCCGCCACCGCCCATATCAATTTCCCAGTCTCCGTAGAATTCAAGATTCTTTACTTTATTACCTTCTACTTCTGCTTTTTTTATCTGAATATTTGCTTCCATTATATTATGCTCCCCAATGTATAGATGTTAAACCGATACAATGCTTAAAATCTTCTGTAAAGAAGAAAACTCTACCCTTAGTCTTATCTGCTTGACCAGCGGCAGTAGTTGGCTCATCCCAATATACGCCTTGGTTCTCTTTAAGAAGTGCGCTAAGCTTACCAAATATTGAGCCGCGGACTCTTACATTATACTTAAATGGACATTTATCATCTGCTGTTCCTAAAGAAAGACCAGATTGTTCTGCACCACCATCTACTCTAGACTTATAGGTAACATGATATGGAACAGTATCAGCTCCAAGAGGATATGTCTCAATATATTCTGGTACATAGATTTTCTCACGGCTAGGATCATCTCCACCACTCATATCTACTTCCCAATCGCCATAGAACTCAATATTCTTGATTTTATTGCCTTCTACTTCTGCGTTCTTAATAAATAAGTTTGCTTCCATTTATTTATCTCCCTCTTTTTCTGCATCCTTTTTAGCTTGTTCTGCATAGTATTCTGCAGAATAATCCTTAACTTTCTGATAGATATCAAAGCCTAAAAGTTTTTTAAGATCATCAATCATTTTGTCTCTGATAGACTTATCCTCTTTAGATGCATTATTTCCATCATAATACTGGATTGTGTTGATTCCGTCAGTTACTTCTTCTGCATCTTCATCATCCATACCAAATTCTTCTTTAAGAATTCTGATAATAACTGGAATAGGTGCGATTGCTGGGACCTTAGAATCAAACTTTGGTGCATTTTCTTCCTTTATTTCATCTATAGGGTCTTTTTTAATAGAATACTTATTATACATTCTAGAATGGTCTATATCTGAAGAAATATCTGATCTGTCCTGTTCTACAGTTTTATTTGCAACTTTAGATTTCTGATATCCTTTATATTCAGAAAGCGCTTTATCAGTATCAAGAGAGTTAGGCTTACCTTCCACAAACTGTTCACGAGACCTCTGAACTGCTTCTGGGCTAGACATTTTCTTCATTTTTTCTGCTTTATGTGCCGCTTTAGAACCACCCATAAATTGAGACTCATCTACTTCAATTTCTTCACCCCAGTGCTTTCTAGCTTCTTTTGCTGCTTTTAACTTATCATCATAGTTTTCTAAATCTCTATCTAATTTCATTTCTTTAGGCTTTTTAGCTGGTGGAGGTGGAGGATTCTTATCATCTTTAGGCTTCTTATCCTTGTCATCAGGATCACCACCAAAACCTGCAAACTCTTTATTTACCAAATCAGCTAAGTCTTTCTTCATATCTTCTGGAAGTTCATCATAGTTTTCATCTTTGATTGCTTCTTTAGGTGCCTCTGCTTTACCAGAAGTAAGCATAGTTTTAACACCTCTTACAACCTTTACAGGATTTTTACTAGCAAGTCCTGCTGCTGCATCTAATGCACCACTTGCATGCTTGTTAACCTGTTCTGGTACATCATATTTTTTACCTTTAGCACTTCCAGCTGCGGTTAAACCCATAGCTGCTAAGAGTGCATTTATTAATGGAATAGCTTCTGCTGCCATTTATTATTCTCCTATTTATTGTTTCGTTATATCTTATTAGTGAGATCACTAATAGATTATGAAAATAAACGGAACTTCTAATAATTCATTTCAGAACAAAGTGTTAATCGACACATTTATTGAACAAATCTCAGCTCTACAGACAGATGTAGGTAATCTACAGATTGCTGATGATAATTTGGCACAGGCTTTAGCGACTAAAGCAAATACTGCAGACATAAATACTGCAGTAAATACTGGTACACTTACTAGTACGAATGGTAATATTAAGACACTTAAAGTGCAAGGAACTGGTTCTAGTGCTACAATAGAGAATGCAACAATTGGAACAGCTTCTATTGGTACAGAAAATGTTACACAGTCCAATATTACTAATCTTGAAGTAATGGATGTAGACGCGGGTACAGTTAGAACTGGTACTCTTACAGTAGAAAATGACGCTACAATTTCTGGTGATATGGCTGTACAGGATGTAAGTGCAAAAGACATAACATCTGCTTCAGTTAATACGCTTAATGTAACTACTGCAGAAGCTGATGTAAATAAGCTAGAAGCACAAAATGCAGAAATTACCGGTAAATTAAAAGTAAATGATTTAGAAGTTTCAGGTAACTTTACTGGTGTCTCAAATATAGAATCAGAATCTGTTAATACAGAAGATATAACCGCAGATACAGCAGATATTGAGACACTCGATGTTGAAAATATAAGAAGCTGGGTTACTCAGGTAATGAATCAGGATCAGATATTAAATCCTCCAACTCCAGCTTTAGGTAATGTTGATACATATACTATAGAACTTCCTAGATTTACTGGCGTTTTCTTACTTTCTTGGGAAAAGGCAGATGTTGTATGGTCCGCAGCAGTCTTTGGAAACGGTAAGTCTTATGGTATTTCTTGGGGTTCTAGAACAGACCAGAATTATATTACTGATTTATTTCAGTATAATGGAAAGCTCTATATTAGAATAAATAGTAATGGTAAGCTTAAATATGCTTATTCTACTACTAAAGAATTAGACCAAATTGTAATCTATAGAAATATGAATGGCTGGACTTCTGATAAAAGTCTAGAAGAATTATGTGATGAGTTGTCTCATATTCAGAATGTTTATTCTGCAGGTACAGCTTGGTTAGGTCCTGTATATATACCAAGGCTATTAGAAGGTAATAAAGGCGCATTTAATTTTAAGGGCTCATGTACATTTGCAAATATTCCAGCTCTTGACGAAGCATTTCCCGGTGACGTATGGAATATTACAGATGAAGCATCTACAGATAATAGGTTTATTGAAGGTGCTGGTAAACCAATAAATGCTGGTGATGATATAATTGCAGTAACTATAAAAGTAAATGATGAGACTATAATAAAATGGGACAAGTTCAGTGCTGGAATTGACTATGAAAACTTTGTAGTTGATAATATTACCGCAGAAAACATTACTGCAACAAATAGTATTAGCATGGGAAGAAGAGCTGGTTCTACTGTAGGCGTTAAAAGTATTGCAACAGGTTTGCAAACAGAGGCCACTGGGACATATTCACATGCAGAGGGATATCAAACAGAAGCTACTAACATTGCCTCACATTCTGAAGGCTATCAAACAAAAGCCACTGAGCATTCCGCACACGCGGAAGGCCAGAGTACTAAAGCAACTAGCACTGGCGCACATGCAGAGGGTCTTCTAACAGAGGCTACTGAAAATTTTGCACATGCTGAAGGTAGAGGTACTAAAGCTACTGGGTATGCTGCACATTCTGAAGGCTATCAAACAAACGCTACTGAATCATACTCGCATGCTGAAGGATATCAAACAGAAGCTTCTGGATCATATTCACATGCAGAAGGCCAGAGTACTAAAGCAACTGATACAGGTTCACATGCAGAAGGCCTTGCAACAGAAGCTACTAACGATTATGCACATGCAGAAGGTAATTATACTAAAGCTACTGGATATTCTGCCCATGCTGAAGGTTCTCAAACAGAAGCTAATAATGAATTTTCACATGCAGAAGGACGAACCACAAAAGCTAATGGAGTATTTTCTCATACTGAAGGATTTCATACAATAGCTTCATCAGAGGGTCAGCATGTTCAAGGAAAATATAATGTAGAAGATGCAAATAATGTTTATGCAGATATAATTGGTTATGGTTCTGATGAAAATAATAGAAAAAATATTGAAGCTACAACTTGGACTGGTGATAAACGCCTTAAAGGTGACATTTATATAAATTGTAATGATGATTCTACAGGTGGTACTTCTCTTAGTACTGCGTTATCTGGAAAGATACCTATAACAGAAAAGGGCACTGCTAACGGTGTTGCCACACTTGATGCAAATGGTCGTATACCTTACAGTCAATTACCAGAAAGTGCAATGGAATATAAAGGTACTTGGGACGCTTCGACAAATACGCCAACATTAGTAGATGGTATAGGAACTAATGGTGACTTTTATATTGTTTCTGCAGATGGTACTGTAACTTTTAGTGCTGGAAGAACTTTTACTTTCTATGTAAATGACCGTGTAATTTATGATGGGTCTGTTGATGAATGGGTAAGACTTCCAGCAAGCGTTGATTATGAGAATTTTATTGCAGAAAATATTACGGCTACAGAATCTCTCAAGTCAGAAGGTACTTTTGAAGTAGATGGTAATTCTACATTTAATAGTAATATTACACAGACTGGAAATTATACAGCAACTGGTAATCTTAATAGAACAGGAAATGAAACAATAAGTGGATTAGTAGTAATAGGAGACTTAAACTAGTATGGCATACAATGTAACAGAAGAAAGACTAAAAGTAAAAGGCAGTGAAAGCATTACTAGAGATTTGCAGGTTAATAAGACCATTTATGCAGATAATATATCTGTAAACAATGCACAAATTAACGAGCTAAATGTAGCAAATATTATAAGTAATAGTATTATAGAAAATGGAAATAAAGTTGTTAATAATTCTATCTTAGGAATGAATACCTCTTCAGTAGTATTTTGGAATACTACAGCAAATCAGCTACAAACTTTACCAGTACCACAGGCAGATAATGTTGTATTAACTGGTAATATGGATGGCTCTTTAAGATGGGATGTAGGCGGAAGTGTAAATGGTGCTCCGGTCATTGCATTAAATGAGTCATACTTTGTTGATGTGCTTGATTATAATGTAGATAATGGATGGGATGCTGGCGCTTTATATATGACTACACCAAATGGAAATTTCTATTTTGGTAATTATCTTTACACACCATCTGCGGTTTATACTACACCTACTACTGTTACAATGGTATTTAGTAATACTGGATACTCTGGAACTACTGTTACATTAACATTATCAAGCCCAGATGCTGTTACAAATGCTTTCTTAGGATCAAGCTCAATTATCTCTGCAACATATAAAAATGGGCAGCCAACATCTCTAGGTGTAAATATGTCCTTGCCAGGTAGCTGTATAACAAATGCTAAATATTTATATGTAGAAAATGCAGCTTATGCTTTTAATTATTGTACTTATATGAAAGACTGCTTCTTCTTTAATGAAAGCTTAATTAATAATGCGCCAGGTGGTTATAATCCTTGGAATATGGTTACTAATGCATCTCATATGTTTAATGGTTGTAGCAACTTAACCGCTAGTTTTATTATACCACAAAATATAACAGATGCTGCGTATATGTATGCTGGTTGTTATACTATGTCATCAGCAGTACCTAGAGTACCTTTAATAGTATCAGATAATGTTACTAATATGTCTCGTACATTCTATGATTGTAGATTCTTTAACCAACCTATAACAATTGGAAATAGCGTTACTGATATGTCACGTACATTTTTTAATTGTACTCGCTTTAATCAGCCTATAACAATTGGAAATAGCGTTACTGATATGTCACGTACATTTGCCAATTGTTTTAATCTTAATCAGCCTATGACAATACCAAATAGTGTTGCTAATATGTCACGTACATTCTACAATTGTAATCTCTTTAATCAGCCTTTAACAATACCAAATAATGTTACTAACATGGCTGAAACGTTTTCTAGTTGTGATAATTTTAACCAACCTATTACAATACCAAACAGTGTTACTAACATGTCAAACACATTTAATCTCTGTTACAATTTTAACCAACCTATTACAATACCAAACAGTGTTACTAACATGTCAAACACATTCCGCGGTTGTTATAATTTTAATCAACCTGTAATAATACCAGATAGTGTTACTGATATGTCAAATACTTTTGGATTTTGTAATAATTTTAATCAGCCTATAAAAATCGGAAATGATGTTACTAACATGGCTTCAACTTTTTGGGGCTGCTCTAATTTTAATCAATCAATTACTATTCCGGAAAATGTTACAGATTTGCAGTATACTTTTTTTGATTGTTCCTTACTATTCAATAGTACAAAGCCAATTCATATTAGTCATAATATTGCACTAGGAGATACGTCTAATTATATATATAATGCACTTGTGAATAATCTTACTGGTATTAACTGGGCTGGTCGTATCCTTAACGACGCATAATAATTGCCTCCATATAGACACTAATAATTTATATGGAGGCAATTAAATTGAAAGACATTACTATAGTTATTCCTGCTTATAAGGCAGAAAAAACAATCAAAAAAACTTTAGATTCTATTGATATTCAGACTATCTCAGATAAAGTAGAAGTAATCATTGCTTGTGATAATCCAAGTGATGATTACAGTACTATTATATCTCAATTTTCTAACTTAGAAATTAAGCAAATTAAATGTGAAAAAAATGTTGGACCTGGTTTAGCGAGACAAAGAGGACTAGATAAAGCAACAACACATTGGGTTACATTTATTGATGCAGATGACATGTTTGCAAGTCCGTTTTCATTAGAGCAACTTATGCATGGTATTGAACAAAATACTATTGAAATACAAGGCGTATTTGCACAAGCTTGTCCATTTCCTAATCAACCAACAAGATTCATACTCCATAATGAGCCAAATCATCCTTGGGTATTTGGCAGACTGTACAATGTAGATTTTCTGAGACAAAACAAGATTGCATTTTCTGAATTACGTGCTATGGAGGATGGTGAGTTTAACTGGAAAATAAGACTTATCACAGAAGGAACAAATCTAAAAATTAAGCAGATACAAGAATGCGTTTATTACTGGATGCCAGGTAGTGAACATTCTATTACGCGTACTGGTGAAAAAGATGGTATTCCACAGTATAACTTCGACTTGTGTCAGATTGGAGCAACAATCGCTGCTAAGCAAGCTACAGACTTTGCAAAGAAAGTAAACCCTTTTAATGGTTCAATTATACGGTTCATTACAGAACAGATGATTGGTCATTATTTTACCTATGTAGAATGTTTTGGTAAAAGAAAAGAGTTTGCAGAACAGAACCTTTGGCTTGGAAAGTATTTCTATAATGAATGCTACAAGAATATTGAAGCCAACATTTCAGAAGAAATTATCAAAAATATGTATACTCAGATGAATGCTGCACAAGCAAGCTCACTTGTAGGTATTATTCCACATATTTCCTTCTTTGACTGGTTCAAAAAGATTAAGGAAGAGTCATATTCTATTGATGATATCAAGACAATCAGAAGTAAACTTTCTAAAGAAGTAATAGATAACGACATAAAGACTGGCGTAATAGATAAGGACTGTTCTATTTTCCACTAATAGTATATGGATAAGCAGACTTTTATTTACTTATTAATTGAAGCAATCATTTTTCTCGTACCTGTAGCTACACTTTTCATAAAAGTAGGGAGTTATAAAAAATTGGTAGAAGATATAGATGATAGGACAAAGAATTATTCAGAATGGAAAGCCACTATGAATGAAAAAGTGGCTACCCTAGAATTGAATGATATTCAGCAGAATAAGACTTTAACTTCTATTAACGATAATCTTGTTAAGATTTCTACGCAGGTTCAGCTTCTTTTGGATAACAAGATTAAGATGGAAAATAACTAAACTAATGACGCATAATAAGTTAAAGTCAGTTAAGACATGGATAGCCTTTTGGTCTCTTGGTTTAATAACTTATATAGTAGTAGCTGGAAAAGCAGACTTTTTACAGTTAGCTATACTCCTTGCTACTATACCATTAGCTTATATACCTTCTAACGTAGCACAGAAGAAAATAGAAAAAGGAGAAACTTCAAATGAGCAGAAAAACATTTAATTTTATTTCAGTAATTGTAACAGCAGTAGCTGGTATTGCAGTAGGCGCATGTGAATATTTTAATCTTTCTGGCGCCATTTCTGCATCTGTTCCAGTAGCTCAAGGTGCAATTATTACAATTCTCGGTAACTTTGTTAAGGATGAGATTGAGTTAAAGAAATAAATGAAGTATGATCAAAAAAATATTAAGTATCATATTACTATTGGGCTTCTCACTGGCTTATGTATACTCTTCGGATATCTTTATGTGGGAAGCTCAGTCAAATCTAACGACCTTAGAAGACAAGTTAGTTCAGTTAGAGAACAGCTCGATAGAGAAACAGAAACAAATAGACAGCTTAGAACTGAACTTGAATCTAGCCAATCAAGACTTGAACAATGCCATTTCATACTCGAAGAGTTTAGAGAAACAACAGATCGAGACATCTCAACAATTAGAGACTGTATCGAAATCATTGAAGAAACAAGATACACAATTGGCTGTTTATCGTATTACATTGATGATTGCAATTCCAGTGACATTTACGATAGGCTTGATAGCTGGCTGGAAACTGAAGGAGTTCATCCAGTAAAATGATACTATTTATAACAGTAAGTGCACTGTTCCTGTTTATATTAGGATGCGCATTTACTTGGTGGTACTACCATTCTCGATAGTATCATTTTCAAGCAATTTTTCAATATCCTTTTCCAATTTTTCAATTCTCTGGCGGAGTTCTACACAAATAAAAGTAAGAGTAACTATTCCACCAAAACACATACCTAAAATCATTGACATTTTATATCTCCTATACTTATAATATGTTGCCAGCTAACAATAAGTCTAAAAAGCACTCACTAATAAGTTATGGCAAATGCAAAGAACACAATTCAGAATATTCCATTAACAGGATTACTCAATCTCAATACACTTAAAACTGATGTTAAACAATTTCATGACTATAATGAAAAGAACTCTACTGTATTTGGCGGAGAATTAAGTCCTATCTGGAAGGCTACCACTAGAGTCCCTTACGTTAATTCACCAGCTCATTATCCAGTATATAATAGTAAAGGTAAATGTTTTATAATAGATGGTCTTAATGAGTATCACTTGTATAAGCCATCTAATAGGTCTGAACTTACTGATAGCGACATTATTAAGCATAATGGTACGAATCCTTGGTTTACTGTACCTCTTTTTTTCAAGATTAATACTAAACAAGATGTAAATTATATAGGCTTTGATGCGTATGGCTATAAATTATATATCATATATAATAATAGATTTTATCTTTGTAATGATAAATACTTTATACTGGAATATCTTTTTAAGCATAAAGTATTTGATTTAACGGATACTGAACATTTCAGCCTTATAAGTGGCCAAGCTTCTGGTACATATAAAATGTCAATCAAAATGAAAGAGAGATGGGTTGCTCTCTTTGAAGATGATGCTCATAACTTTCATATTTATGCTTATTATTCTAATGCAATGGTTGCTAAGACTATTGCACCAACATCATATAATGATAAAGCTTTTATAACATTAGATAGCAATAATAATAAAATTTATTTTATTTCTAAAGGCGGAAAAATATCATCCGATGAGGGTATACCAGAACTTTGGCAAATAAATTATTCAACTGTTTCTGTAGGTGATCCTTCACGAATTACAGCTATAAATAACGTTTATGAGGTTCCTGATTCCTGGCTTAAATATAGGGTTTGGACACCAAATAGCTTGTATAAGGACACATATGTATTTGCTCCTTATACAGCATCGGGCTGTAGAACAATTAAAGAAGACGTATATTCTGGCGGATCACTAGTAGATAAGTGCGCTGGAATGGTTAACAAGTGGTATAAAAGTTATGATCCTAGTATTACTTTGAATTATACTCGTAGAACAGGTCATGATGGCAATGGATATATTCCTGGTTACAATTTAGGTTGGGTAGGAGAAACTGGTGGTATTCGTGTTTACACTCTTGATGGTAGTATTGTATCTTATACAGTAGGTGGCTTACCAATTGCATCACCTAATAGTTTATCTAGTTTTGATATTTGTCTCTCTTATAATTTTGGTTATACAGAATATTTCTCATCTTTTAAGTGTAATAATGAATGGTACGCTGCAATATATTGTCATCCTGGACTATTAAGAGACTTTATAGAAAGAAAGTATATTACTATAGAAGAAGCCATGAAAAATATAATTTTGGATAATCGTTATATTATCATGCCAAATACTTTTAATGGTATGGGATCTTGGATTTATGATATTGAAGAGGAAAAATATATTCCTGATGCAGACCGAATAGGTTATATTAATACTGCTGTTCCTACATACGTAGCATCAGAAAATGGTGCTAATAGAATCTTTATGTCTGCAGCTTTTATGTCAGGCTATAATGCAGCTTTTACAAAAAATAATAGTAAATTCATTAGCTATTTACCTCAGCCTTTAATTATGAATCATATTGAAGATAATGGTACTATTGAGTATACTTTAAATAGCATTTCAAATGAACATATGGATACACCAGATGCTAGTCTTCAATTTTACTTAGATTATGGTAATAGTATATTATCTCCTACTTATATAGGAACAAACAGCTTATATGCTGGTGCTGCATATCCTAGAAGTACTTCTGGTAACGCTTTAGTTCCAATTGGATTAAGTTCTAAATTAATTTCAGGCTTTACAAATAATGATTTAATTCAGAATGGCAACACCGTTTATCCTGCTTTCTACTTTAATAATAATGTCAAAATTTACGGTTTTTATATGTTCTCATCAATGTCAAATATCAAAGGCGCTTTTGCTTTACAAAATCAAAAATATGCTTTTGATGATGATGTAATTTATAGTCTCGTAATAGAAAATGGTATTATTAGCTCTTCTAATGTAGTTTGCTATAAAAAGAATTTACGATATATTGGTTCGCTTCCTACTAAAGCAATTTTTTATTCAGATTTTAATAAGTCATTTTATCAGTTTACTGGTGATGCTATTATATCTAAGATGTTTGAAGCATCCGATATTGTTGTTAAGTCTGCTTTCCAAAATCCGGCTACTTTTTCTATTTGGATAACTACTGATAAAGGTATTTATATTATCTCTGATACTGATATGTATAGGCTTGATATTAACCCTAATGCTATTACTTTTACTAAAAATGAAGCAATTATGTATATATCAAGAAGAGTATACCTTAAACCTTATCAGTATTATGACGAGAGTCTTCAAGTAAATGTTTCATTGTATAATTTTGAAAATGAATTCGCACCTAATATAGTAAGATCACCAGAGCCAATTAAATTAAAAACTGCATATTATGGACTAGGTAGCGAACAAAAAGCAAATTATGACTGCTGGTACATACGTTTACATGCGTCTAATGACACTAAAGGCTATATAAAATATAAAGTTAATACTATAACAGATAAATCATTCTTTTCTGATGAAGTTTATAAACCTCTTACTAAAAATGATTTTGATGAAAATGGCATAGCTTATATTAAAGCTCAACCTAAATATCAGAGTGCTGTAGCTATGCAATTAGAATTAGAAACAGATATTCCTATATATCAGATTTCTTTAGGTATAAATGCTACAGATAATGTTGCTCAAATGTCAAGTTTGAACTTTTAGGAGTAATAGATGATTACAGTTACGGATAATAGCGTGCAGCAAATAAATGCTGCAATACTTGCAATGTTAAGAGAGATTGAACAGCTCAAAAAACAAAATAAAGAACTTTTGGACAAAATCAATAGCTCTTCTGAAGAACTTAAAGATGAACTTGATAGTAATATTAATGATATTAATAATAATATTGATAGTATTGAAAACAATGTAGAAGTTTGTATGCAACCTAGAGTAGGCGGAGCTGGTTCTACATTATTTACTTTAGAAGCCTCAATTGTAAATGGTACACATGCAACTGCTTGCTGTGGTAGTCAGCAGATAACCGATGGGCCAGATGGTAATACTTGGTATAGCTTCATTTATATTCCACATAGAACTGGTATTGATGGTGACAATTATCAGTATGGGTCTTTATTACTTTTTAATATGACTTCTAATACAAATAATATGTGGATATGCCATTTAATTGGAGCCACATGGTATCCTCCACAGAGAATAAATTCTTAGTCACTAATAACGTATGATTACAGAACAGGAAGTAAGAGACAGAGTTTCAGAGCTCAAATCGCTTAATGAATCTCGTCTCGCTAAATATTATAGAAATTACAATTACTACAATAATACTCCAGCTGGTACATTAAAGAATATCAGACATCCTTCTATAGTTGGTTTATATAACTTAGAGGAATCAATAGAGTCTGATACTTCTATTACGCCATCTCTTAATGTTATCAAATCATGTATTGATACTTTAACTTCTAAAATTGCTCAGTCTAAAGTAAGACCATTCTTTAACTGTATTAATGGTACATTTAAGGATATAAATGTATGTAAGAATGCACAGCAATTTTTTGATCAATATTTCGATATAGAGGAAGTTAATAAGAAAGTATCTCTTGCATTCAGAGATGCATGTATTTTTGACCATGGTGTTATTTATGTTGATGAAGAAAATAAAGCTATCACAAAGGCATTACCTTGGCAAGTTTTCGTACGGCCATCAGAACTTACTTATAACAATATTACAAGGGCATATTACTGTCAGAACGATTTCCCAGTATCAATGCTTCCAGAAAGATATAGAAAACAGCTCGAAAAGAAGGATTCTGTTGTACAGTATGTAACTTATGGCGTGTATTTTGATACTGTAGAACAGGTTAAAGCAGTTTATATATCAGAACTGGACTTTGTAGCTATTGAAAAGTATGAAGGAAACAGAGTACCATTTATTTTCTTATGGTATAATAATCCAATTCATGGTAATTCATCAGTTTCTGTAGTTGATATGCTCTATGGCATTCAGCAGGAAATCAATATTTTAATGTCTAAAGTAAAGGATGCATCTCAGTTAAGTCCTGCTTTAACATTCTTCTTGCCAGATGATGCTACAATTAAGTCAAGTCAGTTAAATAACAGAATTGGTAATATTGTAACTTATAAAGCAACTTCTGATATGACTTCTAGTCCAGTTACAGTTGCTACACCAGCCTTTATTGATAATCAGTATATAGAACTTATTCAGCAGTTAAAAGAAACTGCATATGAAATGGTGGGTATTTCACAGCTTTCTGCTCAGTCTAAGAAGCCAACTGGACTTAATTCTGGTGTTGCTTTACAGACTATGGAAGACGTTGAGTCAGAGCGTTTTGAAGAGCAGCTTAATCAGGTTATTCGCTGTTATGTAGAAATTGCTAAGACCTGTTTAAGAGTATTTCCTAAAGGTGAAACTATTCTACCTGATACACCAAATAGAGTTGCAATTAAATGGTCTGATATTGTTGCAGAAGAAAAGAAAATGCAGATTCAGTTCTCTGCAGCTGATTCATTATCAAAAGACCCTTCTATTAAATTACAGCAATTACAGCAATTGGCAC